CGAGGACGGGAGGAAGATCATCAATCGGAAAGGCGTCGACAGCATCGATATCGGATGCGACGTTGCCAGATTCGGAGATGATAAGACCTGCATCGGATACAAGATCAATGAAGTGGCCAGGATGTACAAGAAGACAAATGGGCAGGACACAGTATGGACAGCCGGAAACCTGTGCCAGCTCTATAAGTCACTGAAATCTCTGTACAAATTTACGGAGAAGATCTTCGTCAAGATCGATGACGGCGGTGTCGGTGGAGGTGTGACTGATCAGCTGAAAGCTGTCAAGCGTGCGCACCCAAGGGAGTTTGACACCATGGAAATCGTCCCGATCCACTTCGGGCAGCCAATCAGGCATAAGACTTACTACGACACGACGACGTACATGATGGGAATCCTGAGGGAGATGATCCAGCCATTCGACAAAGAGGGGACTCCGAGAAAGCCGACCCTGGTGCTGCCGGATGATCCTGACCTTGTTGGCCAGCTTTCCTGCAGAAAGTACGGTTTCTACGGCGCGAAACAGAAAGTCGAGTCAAAGAAAGAGATGAAAGACAGGGGGCTCAGGTCTCCTGATGAAGCAGACTGCATGTTGCTGACATGCTATCCAACAAAGAGAAAGGGGAAGTAAGAGAGTGGCAAATAAAGCAGTGGCGAAAGTGAGAGCGGAAGTCCTGAAGGCAGATGTGCCGCAGCAACTATCCTCTGAGGAAGCCTATTCCTCCAATGGATGGCTTGAGCCGCCGCTGCCTCTTGAGGGACTTAAAGTCCTGGTCAATAACAGCACGATCCTGCCGCAGTGCATCAACGCATATAAGACCAACATTGCCGGGTATGGTATCGGTGTTAAGTACCGTGAGGGTGATCAGGAAGAGACCAGCGAGACAAAAGCGGAGTGGGATGCGCTGCAGGATATCCTGAACCTGTTCACGATCGACATGGACACCAAGGAGCTGTTTGAGCAGGTTGTTGAGGCGAGGGAGACTTTCGGGATTGCCTATCTTGAAGTGATCCGGAGCCGTGAGGGAAAGGTCGTACAGCTTGACTTCGTGGAGGATGTCCCTTCAGTCCGCATGTCATGCCGACTGTTCCCTGGAGATACCAAGTTCCGGTACAAAGGCCAGACGGTAATCAGGAAGAAAGTGTTCCGGAAGTACAAGCAGGAGGTCAACGGAAAAAGTGTTTATTTCCGGGAATTCGGGGACATGCGCGTAATGGACAGAGAGACCGGAGAATTCGTCAAAGGGACTACACTGGATAAGCAGGCAAATGAGCTGCTGGCATTTCCAATTGGCCCGGCTCCATACGGCACCGTCAGGTGGATCGGACAGATCCTCGGATGCGACGGAGCCCGCAGGGCTGAGTTCCTGAACAATAACTACTTCCGCAACGGCCGGCATATGCCATTGGCCATCATTGTAAAAAATGGGACGCTTACCAACTCATCCATGACAAAGCTCCAGATGTACCTGAATGGAATTCGCGGTGAAGCTGGTCAGCACAGGTTCCTGCTAATCGAGGCAGAAGGAACAGAGTCAGACTTTGATGCGAACAAAAATGTGGATATTGAGCTGAAGCCGCTGGCAGACATCCTACAGAAGGATGAGCTTTTCCAGGACTATATCGAAAACAACCGCAAACGCGTCCAGTCGGCGTTCAACCTCCCGGATCTTTATGTCGGCTATTCGCAGGAGTACAACCGGGCAACGGCCCAGGCTGCGATCGAGGTTACCGAGAAGCAGGTGTTCCAGCCTCTCCGGAAATCGCTTGCGTGGCCAATCAGCAATCTGCTCCTGAACGAGTATGAGCTGAAATATTGCGAGGTTGAGTTCCTTTCTCCGGATGTTACCAATATCGAGGACCTGTACAAACTTCTGGTCATTGCCGAGAAGGCCGGTGGACTGACGCCGAACAAAGCGAAACAGATTGCCTATGATGCTATCGGCGAGAAGTCCGACGATTACGAAGGTGACTGGGGAGACACACCTCTTTCTGTCTACCAGATGCAGGCCAATCAGCGCATGGCAGATGCCCAGATGCGGAATGCCGGTGCAGTTGACCAGAGGCCTCAGGAAGGCTCTGAGAGCGAAGGGTACGATGATACAGATGAACAGCTGGATAAGCAGATTAAGAAGGCGCTGGAGAGCCACGAGGACGCTGAGATCGTTTCTGTGATGAAGGCCGTAAGGGAACTTTTGGAGGAAATGAAGGGCGGTGATGCTGATTGAAGAAAAAGATGATTCCGAAATCAGCCGTGCAGTCCCTGATCAAAGCCATAGACAGGTACATCGCCAAAGCAGATCAGAATTTCCGGGACGAAATCGAGAGCGAAGGCTTCCTTGCAGCTGATGCTGCAATGGAAGCGGAAGAGGCTCTTGAGAACGGGATGACAGATGCGATCAACGATCATGTAGACGGTGTACTTGATACGTTAGGCGATGCATCATCCTTGAAGCGCTATGTCGAAAAGACATGGCCGGAAATCCAGAAGGAGACAGAGCTTCGCGACAAGCTGCATGATCTATTTTACGTCCAGTTTACACAGCTCCTGCATACCGGAGTTGCCGCTTACCTGAAAGCGTCAGACAAAAAAGTCGGCGCAGCAGCAGAAGGAGATGGAAGAATCACTCCTTATGCCACTGAGTTTATCAACGGCTGGTCCGGCCAGCTTGCAGACATCATGCACTTGTCGACGGACAGGCAGATCAATAAGATCTTGGTAGATTCTGCCGAGAAGCATCTGTCTATAGCAGAGACAACTCTTGCGATCGGAAACAGCTCTATCCGATCCCCGGGAGCAAAATCTCGCGTTGTAGCGCAGACAGAGGTTCTTCGCGTCGAATCGTATAGCCAGCTGGAAGCCATGAGACAGGATCCGGCAGCATCCGAGAAGGAATGGGTCCATACCGGAAGACACAAGAATAAGCCCAGAGAGAACCATGTTGCTATAAGTGGACAGACTGTGCCGATAGAAGAACCCTTCAGTCTGAGTGGCCATAAGCCAATGTGTCCCAGGGATACAAGCCTTCCTCCTGAGGAATCTATCAATTGCCACTGTATCATGCGGGCAAAGAAGGATTCCAAGGTGCTGGGCCTGAGCGCTGACGAGAGGAAGGCGCTGCGGGAAAAGTATCTGAATCAGGCAGAGGCAGATTGGGCATCCCGGCAAACAGGATTGAACAATCCTACTGGGAATGATATAATTAACCCAGAAAGAAACATGGCAAACGGTTTAAGAAGGAGCTTTCTAAAACCGCTTTCGAAAGAAGAAAAGACGTTTATATTGGGCGAAATTGAAGCAATAGAGGCAGACAGCAGCAAGTTCGCTTTCCGGGATTATCGGCCAACAGGTTACTCCGATGAAAACGATCTTATTTATGTCAGTTCAAGCGTTTTTCCTTCTGATGATGATTCTATAATCCCTACTGATCGGTTAAGCCCACGGGCTGTTTTAGCTCATGAGTACTATGGACACCGCACCCACAGAGGTACGTCTCTTCCAAAGGGGTCATGGAATGATGAATTCCGTGCAAGCTATGTGGCGGCAAGAGATTGTCCCAACCTTTCAGATGCAGATCGCGTTATGCTGATTAATGATGCACTGTATAGGGCCAGACAAGCTGGTGTTAACGTAAAGCTAAATTCCTTTATGAGGAGGTGGCTATATGGGTATGAATAAAAAAGAGCTGGAAGCCTTGGATAAAGCAATCACGGAGTTTTTCAAGGATGGAGAAATAAAAACGGTATGTCCGAGATGTGGTGGGAAGATTACCGTTTCTGTTGAAGGAAACTCGTATGAAGTAGCCTGTAGCACTGAGAATTGCATCAAGGACGTTATCAGAGGGATCTGATGTATGTTTGCAGAGGCAGCCATAATGGCTGCCTTTTTCATGGAGAATTAATCATGACAATAGTAAGGAATCAGCACGGAGCTCGCGCCCCGTGCTTTTTTGATGCGCAGAAAACAACAGCAACACGAAAGGAGGGCGTAGAGGAATGCCTGAAATAGCAAAGGCATACGCGATGTCGGATGTGAAGATCAGCTTCGTTTCCCTTGTGGACAAGGCGGCAAACAAGCGCCGGTTCCTGGTCACAAAGGCGGAGAACGGAAGCGCCTCATTCCAGACATACGGGCGGATCGTCAAGGCAGAGGCTGAGACCCATGAGGTAACAGGCATCGTCTATGAGCCGATGGTGGAGGATACGCAGGGCAACTTCATGACCGAGAATGAGATTGCCAAGGCAGCCCACTGGTTCATGAAGAACAAAGGGAATGTCGACCTTCAGCACAGCTTTGAGCCACTGGAAGGCGCTTCTGTCGTTGAATCCTATATCGCCAGATGCGAAGAGGAGATCGAGGGGCAGAAGATTGCCAAAGGGACATGGGTCATGACTATGGAGATTGAGGATCCGGAGATCTTCGAGAAGATTGAAAAGGGAGAACTGACAGGCTTCTCTATGGGCGGAGTCGGGATTTTCTCTGACGAGGATGTCCAGCTTCCGGAGGAAGAAGTGACCAAACAGGAGCGCATTGGGATACTGAAAGCCCTGGCCAAATGGCTCGGCATTTCCAATGAGCCGGCGCCCGTGGCGAAAGGAGCCGTCAGGGATACTTTCGACAGGAGATTCGTCGCTGAGAATTTCCGGAACGCATGGTGGGCTCTGGACGGCGCCCTGACAAACATCTGGAATCCCGAAAAGGGAGAGTGGGGACCGGAGACAGACATGTCCAAAGTCGAAGAAGCCCTGCAGGATTTTGTGGAGATCTCCAGAAGGATTTTCGCCCACTCGGCAGAACCGGACAGTATTTTTAAATGCGCTGCCGGGGAGGATATGCCGCCCATCATCAAAGCAGGCAGGAAAATGTCTGCTAAGAACATCGAAACTCTCCGGGGGATCCATGCGAACCTCGGAGCTTTTTTGAGTAACTTTGAAGACACCAAAGAGGAGGAAGAGGAAGTGACAAAAGAGGAAATGGAACTGATCACCAAGTCGGTCACCGAAGCGGTCACTGCTGCCGTTCAGAAAGCAATGGCTCCGGCTGCCCCTGCATCTGACCCTGTACCTGCTGCGGACCCCGCTCCCGCGCCTGCGGCTGAGCAGATTACCAAGGCAGACATTCAGGACATGATCGATGCGGCAATCCGCAAGGCAACCGGCGAGGAAGATCCCGAACAGGATCCGGAGGGAGAGCCTGCAGAACCTTCGCAGGAGGAACTGATCAACAAGGCGGTGGCCAATGCACTCCGGCCCTTCATGGAGAGCGCCGGCCTGCCCACCAACCTGAACAATGCAATCCCCGTGCAGAAGGAAGAGGAACACTACATGCACGGGATTGTGTAAGCAAAACCCAGAGGAAAAGGAGGAAGAGAAATGCCTTTACTGAGAAGCAACAGACAGGTTATCAAAGATGCGCTGACTACAGCGGGCGTCACCAGCGGCCTGCTGAACGACGGCCAGGCGAGCAGGTTCCTTCGCCAGACCTTCGACGCGACGCCTCTGATGGGCTCCATCCGTCACGTGATGCGCAGAGAGAGGAAAGGTGAGATCGATAAGATCGGCGTCGGCAAGAGGCTGCTCCGCCGGAAGGTTGAAAATACCGACGATGGCTACAGAGCAAAG